TGCTTGGCAAAGAACCTGTCGATCCAATATTTATTGCCTTCCCTAAGTTCCATCTCTTCCAGATGTTCTGTCTCATTTAATGCCTGATAAAAATGCTCTTTCATTAAGTATACATGATCTTCTCCTCTAAGACCAAGAGATTCACGAAAATGTAACACACTTATGAAAGCAAAGTATGGTGCTCTTGCAATTACTTCAAGTACCCAAAATCTTTGAAAGTCTCTACCTCTGTAAAGAAAGTCCAAGATGTAGATAGTGGTGTCTAGCACCCATGTATTAAATTTTTTCATCTATAAGCAATTAGTGGTGAATAGGTGACTGCTAAGATAACAACTCCAAAGAGGATGGTTGTAGATCTAACTGGTAAATTTTTCATTTAATCCTCCTTGATACAGTATTCGCAAGAAAGAGGAGTTGCCTTCATATCAGGCAAATCCTCTTTTGCTTGTTTTATTGCATTGTACGCATCATCTGCATATTCACAGATTTCGTAATGATTGTTTTGTAGGTCATGATAACCTATGACGTAATGGGACATGATAGTTTCAACTCCAGTACATTATTATTTAGTATAACATACTAGGTAAAAATACGCATGAATGTGTGGACTCCCACACCCCTCTTTAACAATTCTTATTAAGATCCTCTGCCATGTTACCACCTATATCAGCACCCTGATTTCCACCAAACATTGCTACCCAACCAGCAGCAACCCAACCAATATAAGGGATATTGGCAAGACTAGGAGCAGCACTAGCACCAATACTAGTCCCAACCAATCTGCCTGTACCTTCTGCTGATCCAATTGCTTTAATACAGGCTTCACTTTTTCGTATTTCAGTTATATCTGCTGCTTCCTGTTGAGTTAAACCTGGTGTTCCATCTAACCAAGATCTATGATTAGATACTGGTCCACCTTGATTGATCTGACCATCCATGAAGTACTCTTCTGTGATTTTAGTAGTTTCATTTGCTAGACCTAAGAAACCACCTTTCTCTTTGATGTCCTTAACAATGAATGCTGTCTTAGGATCATTTGCAGTATATTTTAACTTATATCCATCTTTATTTGCTTCAACCATATATGAAGTATAAGGAGTTACTGGTATGTCTAGTTTAGGTAATCCTTGTTCTTTATTAACTGTGGCAATATAACCTATCATACCAATATGTGATATGCCTAGAATAGTTCCTAAACCAACTCCAATCCACTTAATCATTTTGTATCAGGGGTAATTTTAACAGGTGCTTGTTCAATACGAATAGTTTGTGCTGGTGCAGTTTGTGATGCTGCTGCAATCAACTTCTCCATATCTGCTTTTGATACGCCACCACTTGATCCACCACCACCTTGTGCACCCTTCTTGGATGTTTGTACGCCAAAAGTTGCGAGTACGCCTGTAAATACAGAAGCGATGAAAGTTGGATCCAGATCCTGTTTTGGTATCTTAAGAGCAGATGGCAACTCAACATATGCTAATGTCAATATTGCACCACTCCAAACCAAAATTCCAAGTCTTACAAAAGTAGAAAGGATTTCAAGTTGTTCCTCTTTATCAGCAGCATGTTCTTTTAACTTGCCAAAGAAACCTTTTTTCTCTTCCTTTTTTACTTCTTCCTTCTTCTTCTCTTCTGCCATAATGTTAGATATATCTAATGTATATATAGCGATTTCCTAACTTTCTTGCTCCTGTAACTTCTCTACAACAGTTTTTGCTTCCATTGGTGCTATATCATTGAGTCCATTAGCATCAAACCAAGGTGCATCTTCCCATGAGAATCCCTCACCAAATGTATTATCAGGTGCCATGACATACCAGTGACACTTAGCATCAGGTATATCTACAGCACAAACTGCCCAATCATCTGCCCACTGTGGGACTTGGACATACATTACTGGAAGATGATTTGCAAATAATGAAAGTATAAAAGAAAATAGGATCATACAACTCCTGCCATGCCAGCTGCTGTTCCTACTCCTATGAAAAAAGCAAATTCCAGCAGACCATGATGTTCTACTGGAATATTTATGAAGTGCGAAATAATTTGAGTCATTTAAGCTTGTGCTCCTCAGCTGTAAATTTTAAGTATAAACGTATTGCAGAACAGTATCATTGAAGAAAAGGTATGCTGCAATCCCTGATATGAAAAGTGTTTGGTACATGATAGGTAAAAATACTTAGTATATAATATATAGGTATTCTTACCTCTTGTCAAGCACCTGATGGGACATATGCTGGTTGCATATCTCCAACTCTTACTCCCTTACCACCACCAAAGTCGTCATCATCATTATCATTGACTGATCTGAGAAATAACTCAATCATTACAATAGCAGCCATAGGATAGAAACACCAAAGTATTGCTTTCCATATTGGAAATGATTCTGCAACTTGATAGAGATCACTCATTTAGATGTGTTTGTAAAAGTATATGAATAAGTATTTAGTTTTGTAAAGTTTTATGGGTAAAAAAAAACTTATACTAGAACACTAGTGACAGTGCTCATGCCAAGTGCCACAAAGAAAATATAAGGCACTGCTGCAAATGGTACAGGATTTCTCATTATACAAAACCTGGTATGATTTGACCTGTTGTTAGGTAAGCACCTAATCCAGCAATGATGCCAAGCATAGCAAGTCTGCCATTTAGTTTCTCAGCAACAATCTTTTCTTTCTCAATTGTTTTCATTAGAATATACCTGGAATGATGTTTCCTGTTGTAGCATAAGCACCAACTGCTGCTACGAATCCAAGCATTGCTGCCCAACCATTAAATCTTTCTGCTTCAGGTGTCATTAGTTTTTCCTCTTTGTTGTGAATTGTGAATTGTGAATTAATTTTCATTTTTTAAAATAAACCTGGAATAATCCATCCAGTTAAACCATAGTTGACTATGAGTGCAAAGAAACCCATCATAGCAAGTCTGCCATTGATTTGTTCTGCTTCTTTCCAAAAGTTTGGAAGTGTCTTGTTTGATGATGTCATTAGAATACACCAGGAATGATTTGACCTGTTGTAGCATATGCACCTAGAAGTGCAACAAAACCAATCATAGCCCAACGACCATTTACTTTCTCTGCATTCTGAGGGTATCCTTCATAGGAAACACTGTCATCAATGTAAGGTCTTGTTTCATTTGGGAAAGCATTTTGTCTTCCACCTGATTCTGTAGTAACAGTCATTGAATTATTAAGTTATGTAACATTATTATATATAAAATATTAAATTTTGTCAAGTTTCTTAACATTTGGATATCAAAACATCAATAATTAAACCTTATACAGACTATAAATTAAATTTATGTAACAGTTTCTACACATTCTGGATTGGATTGTAAATGAAAATTTATATGCATTGTCTCTATCATTATGAATGATCCTACTAATAAAAGGTTGAAGATGGTGATTGGATGTGTCAATACCTTTTTCATGGCATAAAAAAGACTCTCCACTATGTAGAGAGTCTTGGGTTGTTCCGTTTTGCAGAGACCGCACGATAAGGTCTCAAGGTTATTTAGAAAGTGAACTTAACACCTGCTTTAGCAGACCAGTCAACATCATCTTCAGCTGTTACACCAGAGATTTCACCATAGAACTTATCATAAGAACCACCAAGGTATCCTACGAATTCTACATCACCAAACTCATCAGCAGCTTCTGTGTGAGTCACTGTAGGACCACCAGATACATACCAACCAATTCCACCAGGAGTTTCTCCCTCATATCCTATTACTGCTTCTAATCCACCAGATGTATATGCTCCATCAGGATATGAACCAGTTGCTTCTAAATTAACATATGGACCAGCAAAAGCTGCACCAGATACTAGAAGAGGAGTTGCTGCTACTGCAGCTATTGTTGATTTAATCATTTTATTTGTTATTGTCTCGCATGGGTAAAAGAAAAACCCTTGCGGATGATAGCTTTCCCGACATGGAAAACTTTTGACATCTACATAGGGTTACGATCTTTCGAGTCCTTTGTATAATGTTATTTATGTGAACTGTCACATGTGCCAGTTGTAACTATATCTGATCCTTAACATATTGTCAAGCTTTTTGTGGTTCATTGAGTGTGGATTCCACTACCCTACCCAGATAAGGATCATAGTCCATGAGATGATCTATCTCAGTTAGTGCACCATTTTGACTCCAATATGCAAACTGAGCATCAAAATTACCTTTATGAAATGCATCTATATGTTCTGGGTGTATAGAAGAACCTAGATCTAGTTTGTATAAAAGAAGTGGAATAGTATATGTGTTACCAGAATTATAAAGTAAATCATCAGCCACTGGTCTTGGTCTTACACCATTATCCAATCTATACTTATCCTTTCCTCTCCAATGCAACTTCATCATCTTCTCTG